CATTATTTTCACATAGAAATGGATTTTGTAAGTGTAATTTTAACTCAGGTCTTGACAAAGCAAAGGATATTATCTCTAAGCAACTAGAACAGTTATAAACATATCCTAAATCATTGACACTACTAAATAGTGCTATACTGAGTATTATGTTAACCACAATCCTGTCGATCATTATCGTTCTCATTATTATTTGGTTGGTTTTCTGGCTCATGAGTACATTACCAATAGGTGAACCGTTCATGACGGTCATCAAAGTTCTCGCCGTAGTTGCTGCAGTTTGGTACCTAGTAACAAAGTTTCTATAAGTTGACTTTTAATAAATATATTGTATGGAAGAAGAAAACCAATCTGGGGAACAGATAAATAGCAGACCTTGGCTCTACAAAAAAGGTCAGTCTGGTAATCCAGCTGGTCGGCCTAAGGGTATCTCTCTCAAAGAGTATGCAAAGATCAAATTCGCCCATATGACAGATGAAGAAAAGGAAGAGTACTTCAATGGCATAGATAAGAAAACAATCTGGGAAATGGCCGAAGGTAAAGCTATGCAAAAGAATGAGACTGAAGTTAGCGGCAACTTAACTATAAATAGGATATCTTTCGATGATTACGACAGTTCCTCACAACCTGAGATTAAGCAAGACTAAGGACAGCTACGTCTTAGAATACTTAGGCAGCAAGAAACGCTTCTCAGTCTTAGTTTGGCACCGTAGAGCTAAGAAATCACGCTCTGCGCTCTCAAAGCAACTCATGAGAATAGTTGATAGAACTGAAGGAGGTGTCTGCTACTACGTTCTCCCTACCTATAGGCAAGCCAAGCAAGTCATTTGGGATGCTCTCATTAACGACCACATCCCTAAAGAGCTCTACTTAAAGAAAAATGACAGTGAACTAGCTATCTACTACAAGAACGGAGTTATCCAGCGCTTCATTGGAGCTGAAGACTACGATAAGCATCGTGGTACCAACCCCTTCGATGTAGTCTTTGATGAGTTCTCTGAGATGCCAGAGCAGATCTGGACTGCAATCTTCCAACCAGTCCTCATGGAAAATGTAGGCACGGCAACCTTCGTCTTCACACCAAAGGGTAAAAACCACTCATGGAAACTCCTCGAGCTCGCTAAGGTAAACCCTCTATGGTTCGTGAGCATTAAAGGCATTAAAGATACTTCAGTCTTCACTGAAGAGGAACTCGCTGAGGTAAGGATAAACACTCCGCAAGCCCTTTACGACCAAGAGTACAACGTCGCTTTCCTCGAAGGCGCTTCACAGTTCTTCAAACGCATTCACCAGAACAAGTATCCTAAAGACTACATGCTCTCAGACCAAGGAGAGTTTCAGCTTGGTGTAGACTTAGCTAAGTACAATGACTGGACTGTACTAACACCGTTTAACCTCACAACCTTCATTGTTCATCCTCAAGAGCGTTTCAACCAAATCGACTACAACTTACAGAAGGCTAAGATAGAAGCGATGGCAAGGCGTTTCAACGACGCTATCATCTGGCCAGACTCGACAGGAGTTGGTGATCCAATCGTTGAAGACTTGAAAGCGAGAGGACTTAACATCGGCAACGAAGGCGAAGGCTTCAAGTTCACCGAAGCTTCACGGCAAAATCTTCTCAACAATCTGGCTATTCTCTTAGAGCAAGATAAAATCAAAATACCTGACGATGAAGGCTTAATTGCTGAACTCGAATCATTCCAGTACTCGCTCAATGAAAGTGGCAAGATTCGAGTACGAGCTCCTGAAGGTTTACATGATGACCGAGTCATGAGTCTTGCTCTAGCAGTTTGGGGAGCAACACAACCAATTAGGCCAGATCTCTTGACATTAAGCAGGGTTCAACGCAATAGAGATAGAAATGTAACTTACAACTAGATGATTATTAACATTCGCACGTCAAAAATCTTCACAGTTGATCCATCAATCCGATTCTCTAAAGAATACGGGCTCTCTAAAGATGTTTGGCCTGAAATCTGGCGTAGGTACAAGCTCTTAGAGTACTCAAACGGTGATATACGAGACTACCTCTTCCTCAAGTACGGCAGAAACGTCTCGTGGGACTCTATGCGCCGCTGGCTTCATAGAGGTGAGGTCTACGCCATTACAAAATCTTTAATCCCTAAAGGCGTCGTACACGTTAACTCAAACATCTTCAAAGAGTACGAAGAGTATGTTATGAATGAGCTTGTTAAACCACTCAAAAATGGTGCGAGCCGTAAAGCTAAAAGCATCATATAGCGTAAGGGTTTTTTATATTTAGTGTTTACTACACCACACTAACAAATAGGCAAATGCTATCGTTGTAGCATGCCTCCTTTCCTTCAACCACCAACACCACCTCAAAATATCTACGCGCAAATACGCTACGAGGTAGACCAATTCCTCTACAATTTTATTTCCCCAGTTCCAGGTTACGCTTTCAACACCTACCAGACCATCAAACGTATCTTTTTATATTTAAGTAATCGCTATGAGAACGGCTCGTTCTATCTAGGCAGAGAAAAACTCTTTTTTAACATTGTTCTGCCACCAGTTGAAGTAGCAACTAAAATGCTCTCGGTTGACCCAAAGAACATTAAGCTTATTCCTACCAACCCAGACTCATACTTCCCAACCTACCTCCTTGAAAAAGAACTCAGGCAGTGGCTTAAAGAGTCTGAAATGGGCAAAATCCTCAACCAAATCGCTGAAGAAGCTCCTCGATACGGCTCAGTCTTCCTCGAGAAGACCAAAGATGGTGCTCGAGTCTGTGACATTCGTCGCATGATGTACGACCCATCAGTCGAGAGGATTCTAGACTCTCGTTTTGTCACAACCGTGAACTACATGGCTGATGTTGACCTCATCAAAGCAGCCAAAGAAGGCAACTGGGACATGGATGCAGTCGAACTTGCGATTGAACGCTTCGGGAACACCCAAGCGGCTCAAGCGATGGAAGATTTCTCAGGTAACCTCAACGTCATGCGTTCATCCCCACAGGTCAAAGTCTACAAGCGCTTCGGTGAAGTTCCTCGTCACTGGCTCGACGGTGGCAAGTCAGATGAAATGGTACGAGCACTCTTCATCTGTGCTGGCCCTGATGTCTTGCAGCGTAATACCAGTGGCCAAGTTGTGGGAGAGCTGGGCGTAACTCTCTTTAAGTCAGAGTGGCGTGGTGACTACCCATTCAAAGACTTCCACTACACCAAGATCAAGGGCCGCCTACTCGGCATGGGAGTGGTTGAAATGCTCTTTGACGTTCAAACCCGCTTCAATGAACTCAAGAACCAGAAGCGACTCTCAATGGAACTCTCCACGCTCCACCTCTTTCAGACCAAGGATAAGACCTTAGTACGAAATGTCCTCACCGATCTCGAGAATGGTGACATCATGTTCTCACCTAACGGTGTTGAACCAGTAGCTAACGAAGAACGTAATCTACCAGCTTTTCAGCAAGAAGAAGAAAGCTACTCAAACCAAGTTGATAAACTATCATTTGCCTACGAAGCTATCAGAGGTGACAACCAGACAAGTAACCAGACGTTAGGTGAAGTTCAAATTCAAGTTGCTTCAGCGAGTGGTGTCTACGGTTTTAAGAAAAAGAACTTACGCTACTTCCTCAAGGGATTCTTCAATGACTTGGTTATGCCACAGCTCATCAAAGATCTCACTCCTGAGCACATCATGCGCTTTACAGGCACTGCACAGGAATTAGATAAGCTCGATGCAGCCGCAGCTGAACTCTACGCTAATGAAGTTATCATCAAGACAGCAATGTCAGGTGGCAGAGTAGACCAGAACTTGCAGGATGCTGCTCGCCAGAAAGCTATCAAGGAATACCGCAAGAATGGCACCAATAGATTCTTGAAGATTAAGAATCAGTACTACAAAGATGCTAAGTTTGACTTTGACTTTGATATTGAAAACCAGGACTCTGATCCGAACATGATGCTCCAAGGAATCCAGTACCTCTTTACTTTCCTACAAAACCCAGCAATTCTCCAAGATCCGCGAGCGAAGATGCTTTTCTATCAAGCGGCAGAACAGTTCGGCATTCCGCCAGCTGAAATAGAATTTGCAGATAGCCAGGCAACGCAGATGCAACAAGACGGTCGATTGCCGACATTACAAGGGGCTCAGCCACAAGGACAGCCACAGCAACCCCAGCAAGGGTTACCAGTACTGCCTCCTCAAGCTCAGCCACAATTAGCGCCACAACAATAACATGATTCAAGAAAACAATAGACAAGATGTAAACGGTTCAAGCGATAAGCCTTTCCCACAGGAACGTAACTTCACCATCAACGCTGAAGCTACTATCCCAAATGCAATGACAGCACCAGCACCGGCTATGGGTGGCAATCCATCAGTTGAGCCACAGGGACAAATTAAGTACGCACGTCGTGAAGGAGTGAAATCGATCTACAAAGATGTAACGAGAAATACTGCAAACGACAACGCAGCCAGTGCAAAAGCAGAAGGTTCAACGATGTTCGAGGTCGAAAAAGATGGAGAGGGAGAAAGCATGTAATGAAAACCATACCTAAACGATTCCTCGACGACCCAGAGTGGGGTCAAGTAGAAGAAGTCATCAGTGATTTCATAACGCCACTCCTCAACATCAGAGACATCGACATTTCTGCCAAGGCTGAAGATGTCAAAGCAGAGGTTATCGGCAAGTTGAAAGCATTTGAGGCTTTAGAGGGATTCATTACCAGTAGAGGATTAGTGAGGTCGAGTAAATTAGCAGAAAATAAAGAAAACATATTCAGATGAAAAACACATACGAAGTAGGATGCGTAGATGATGACGGTAACAATACACGCCTTCCAGGCAGCGTTCAACCAGCACCAACTATGGGACAAAGCTCAGATTACGCTAAAAATACACCGTTGGATGCCAAAGGCACTGCAGGCATGGTTGGTAAGCCAGCAATCGGAGGTGACTATGCAATGGCTGGCATTCAAAAGACTGCGAGCGTCACTGGCCCAAAGGGCTTAGTCGAAACGACTGAAAGCAATGAGAACCTCTCAGCCAAGTATAAGTACCCAAACGTCCACC